GCATTCTACAGAGCGATTGACGCGGCGTGCATTTTCGGTACAAATTCGCCGTTCAAGACAAACATTATGAACGCTATAGACAGCAAGCATATGGTTGTTACAGACAACACAAATATTGATATTGCTATATCTGACGCAATGTCAATGATTGAAGAAAACGGCTATGACCCGTCGGGATTTATCGGTCGTATCGGTGTTAAGAATATGCTAAGAAAGCTACGTGACGCAAACGGCGCACCTGCATATGTCAACGGTACAACAGGCGGTGAGCTGTACGGTCAGCCTATCGAATTTGTACGTAACGGTGCGTGGGACAATAAACGTGCCGATATTATCACAGGTAACTTCAAGTATGCCGTTGTCGGTATGCGTGCAGGTATCAACTATGAAATTCTTACAGAGGCAACACTACAAGGCACTCTTGACAGTGACGGTAAACCGCTATCACTTGCCGAGCAAGATATGGTTGCAATCAAGGCTACTATGCGTTTAGGTTTCCTTGTGGTTAAGGACGACGCATTTGCCGCATTTAAGAACGGTGTTCCGACACTCGGCGAATTGACAGTTGAATCGGTTGCAGGCACAACAGGCAACACTGTTATTACGGTATCGCCAAAGCCTATCGGCGGTCACAAGTTGGTTTACAAGACTGCCGCAAGCACCGCTCCAAGTGTTGCGTATGACGACGATTTGTCGAAGTGGACAGAGTTTAACAACGGTGACGAAATCACTGCGACAAACGGTCACAAGATTACAGTTGCGGAAGTTACCGCAGACGGCAAGGCGAGAAAGTCGGGCAGTGCCGACGTTGTAAGCGGTGAATAATATGGAACAGTTGGGGACACTAAAAATGTTGTTGGGAATTAAGGACGACGAGCAAGACAGCTTGTTGTCCTTTTTGATTGAGGACACGGTTAATATGATTATGGCGTATTGTCATATTGATGTACTGCCTCGTCAGCTTGAAAGCCTTGTTCCGAAGATTGCGGCGGATATGTACAGGGCGAAAGGTTACGGGGACAGTAAAAGTCCCGAAGTAGTCAAGAGCATAAGTGAGGGCGAACGTTCCGTGACATATGCCGAAACCGACAACGATAAGATTTTCAGCAACTATTATAAACGCCTTGACCCGTTCCGAAAACGAAAGGGGCGTGTTCCGAGTGACATCAGTATTCAGTGATTTTTACGATAAAACTGTTATAATCGCAGAATATGAAATTGATGACTATACAGGTAAAACCGAAAAGACTGTATTGTCCGAAATCAAAGCCGATGTACAACCGTACAGCGGTGGCAGAGCAAGAGAGCAATACGGTTTGGATATAGAATGTCAAATGCGTATGTTCTGCGATATGTCAGACGACGTAAAGGTCGGTAACAGGGTTGAATATGACGGCGACATATATGATATAACATATGTGCAGAAATGGGACAGCGGTTTGGTAGCAATGCTCGAAAGGAGTAGGCTGAAATGAATTTTTCAATCGAGGGGATAGACGACGTTGTTGACAAGCTGACACAGTATGCGTCGGGCGATAAAATACAGCGAGGTTTGGCAATGGCGGGTGAAGTCGTAAGAGCGCACGCAGTGGCAAACTGTCCTTTTGCAACAGGACGTTTAAAGGGCAGTATCGTAAGCCAAGTGGACGGTGACAGTGTTGCAATCGGTCCGACTGCCGATTACGGTATTTATGTCGAATTTGGCACAGGCTCAAAGGGCGACAAATCTGTTTCGCATACGTCAAAAAGGCACTGGACGTATTACAGTGGCGGTCGATTTTACACAACGTCGGGGCAAGCACCACAGCCGTTCCTCGTACCTGCACTGAAAAATAACATCAGCGAGATAATCGCTAAGTTTAAGGAGGTGTATAACTCGTGAAACGAGTTATAGCGAGCAAATACGAAGTATTTGTGTTAGCGTAGGGAGGGTGATACGGTGTTTGATATTGGTTTGGAATTACGGGATATTTTAAAGCAAATAGACGGTGTAAGTGTATGCTTTGCATATCCCGATAATTTTAATAAATTGCCCGCAATAGCATATTACACGCTAACGGACAAAGGCTCAATGTCATATGACAATACGGTCGTTACGAATGATACGACTGTTCAGATTGATATTTACGCCGATTATCCGCAAACGTGTTTTGAATTGTCGGAGAAAGTATATAAATTGCTTACGGATAATGAATATTATCACGAAATGACAATGGACGTACCCAATCCCGACGACAAGAGTATAAAACACAAAACAATGAGATTTGTAAAAGTAGTAGAAAGGAATGATTGATTTATGGCAAATACAGAAAAAAGAAAACCACTACCTACAATAGGTGTGGACAGATACACATTTTTTGCAGTGACAACAGATAATGCAGAGGGTACAACATATGGTGATCCGTATAATTTGAGAGGTACTGTCGAAATTGCACCGACAGACGCAGGCGGCAGTGATGTTTTTGACGCCGATAACGGTGCGTATGAAACATCAAACTACATTGAAAAATTAGGTCACGACATCACAAATGCCGATATTCCGCCGGAAGTTGATTCAATGTGGCGTGGACTGACACAAAAAGACGGTGTAGTAGAGGTCGGCAACGATACAAAAACCGTTTATTTCGGTGTTGCATGGAGAATTATGAAATCCGACGGCTCATACCGCTATGTGAGATATTACAAGGGTTCATACAGCTTTGCGTCAAATGTCGGAGGTAAAACAAAAGCGTCAAGCGGTGCACCGGAAAAGCAAACCGCAAAGGCTACATACACAGCCGTACAGCGTGATTTTGACAACAACTATTACGCATACTTTGATGAAAGCGATTTGCCGGAGGGCGTTACAAAGACAGAACTTGAAGAAAATTGGTTTAAGGATATGAACTACTATCCAGTGAAGAAAGCACTGTAAAATAAACGTAAATTGACATTATACGTCGATTAATGTAAAATATATTATAGGCGAAAGCCTTGATATATAGGAATGGCTTGGCGGTTATTCCGACACCTCTTGAAAGGAGGTGTTATCTTGGACTTGAATTTAGTTATCGACCTTATAATACTTGTTATTATTCTCGATATAATCAAGAACATAAAAAAATAACCGCCTACTCTGCCAAGTAAGCGGTTAGTCGTAGAAGTAATTTCTTTCTACTAATTACGTTACATTGCGGAATAACTAAAGCCATTCCTTTTATATCTAAATTATAACACAATAAAAAAATTATGTCAAGCACGCTATATGCGTGTTTTTTGTATGCAATGAATTAGGAGGAATATTATGCAACACACATTAACATTTACACAAAACAAGAAAAAGTACGTTTCAAAGCCGTTTGATTTTGAGGCAATGTGCATTATAAATGACGCACATAACGACGAAAGCAAGAACGGACCGCTTAATATTTGCCGAGATGCGGTTGATTATATGTTCGAGGGGACAGAGGCAACACAGGATATTATTAATTCTCTTGATGTGAATACACGTTCAAGACTGTGTATTGAGCTGTGGAAGTTCTATATAGAAGCATTGACATCAAAAAACGAGTAAAGGGTAATAACTCTAAAAGCCGACCACTGCGTACTTTGTACGCAGATTGGTTTAGGCAAAGAGGGTTATTGCCGGATGTAATATCAAAACAAAATCCGTTTGTTTTGTTTAAAATGATAGATGATTTAGAAGATGATACGGAAGATGACTATACAGGAAACGACCCGTATTTAAAAATGTTTTATGGAATGTAGTGAGGTGATTTGTAGTGGCTGACGCGGCGGAATTAGTAGTAAGAATAAGAGGTGATGCGTCGGATTTAGAGGCGACAATAAGCGGTGTATCGCAACAACTCGAAGAATTGGAACGAACACAAAGCAATACAAATGGTGTGAAAGGTGTAAGAGAAAGCACAAGTGCATATCAAGGTCTTACAAGTCAGCTTGAAGATACCGGAAAAGGTATAAAAGAAGTCGGCGAAAGTATTGACACGATAACAAAACCGATACAATATGCATCAACGGCTCTTGCCGCGGGCGGTGTTGCAAGTGCGAAGTTTGCGATAGATTTTGAGGATAGTTTTGCCGGAGTTAAAAAGACGGTTGACGCTACACCGGAGCAGTTAGCCAAAATAAAGCAAGGCATTATTGATTTGTCAACAACAGGTATTGACGGCAGAGGCGCGATACCACAGACGGCAACTGAACTAAACGAACTTGCGGCGGCGGGCGGTCAGTTGGGTATATCACAAGAAAACATTATCGACTTTACGGAAGTAATGGCACAAATGGGTTCAGCCACAAACCTTGTCGGCGAAGAGGGTGCCGCAACACTGGCACGTTTTCAGAATGTTATGGGTGTCGGTCAAAACGAAATCCGTAATATCGGCAGTGCAATCGTTGATTTGGGTAACCACAGTGCTACGACTGAATCGGAAATCGCGGAAATGGCATTGCGTATGGGTAAATACGGTTCATCTGTACGAATGTCAGCGGCGGACGTGTTGGGTTATTCTGCCGCATTGTCCTCATTGGGAATTGAGGCACAAATGGGCGGTAGTGCGATAGGTCGTACGTGGCTGTCCGTAGAAACAGCCGTTGCAAGCGGCGGAGAGGGCTTGACGAAATTCGCAAAGTACAGCGGTAAGAGTGCGGAAGAATTTAAAGAGCAGTGGAATACTGACAGCTCCGGTGCATTTAACGGACTATTAAAAGGCTTGCAGTCTGCCGAAAATCTAACTGTTGCGTTAGATGATTTAGGCATAAACAATACACAGGATATACAGGCTATGATGGCATTAGTCAACGGTTATGATTTAGTAACCGAGAGTGTCAATCGTTCAAACACCGCATACCAAGAAAATACGGCATTGCAAGAAGAATTTAACGCAAAGAATGAAACGACCGCATCAAAATTGGCGAACACAAAAAACAATATTATTGAAGCGGCGAGAAGTATCGGCGAAACAATGTTGCCGTCAATACAAGACGCAAGCACCACAGTAGCTGATTTTGCAAAAGGATTGTCGCAAATGGACGACGAACAAAAACGTGCTGTTGTTAATACCGGTGCAACAGTTATTGCAATAGGTGCTATTTCAAAAGTCAGTGCCGGAGCAATCAAAGGTGTTGGCGGAATTGTTGAGGCAGTCGGCAACATCAAAAAGGCATTTTCAACAGGCGGAGCATTGGCGAAGTTTGCACCGACATTGACAAGTATCGGTGCGGCGGCAGGTCCTGCCGCATTAGCTGTTGCCGGTATTGCTACGGCGGCGATAGCCGGAAAGGTTGCATATGACAAATGGTATCAATCACAATACAGATGGAGTGAGGGGCTGTCAGAGGGCAACGAGAAAGTCAAGGAAAGCCTTGAAAAATACAAATCCTTGAATGATATTCAAGGACAAATAAAGTCGCTGAAAATGGTTATTGAAAGCCCCGAAAGCAGTCAAGAACAAGTTGACAATGCAAAAAGCAAGTTAGAAGAAATAAAGGAAATGCTATCACAGGAATACAATCTTGTTATCAATTCCGATAATTCTAATTTAGACGACGCAGTTGAACAAGTTACAAAACTGTCTAAGAATGAATTGCAATCTAACATAAATAATCAACGTGCCGAATTATCTGAATTAGTAAATAATAATGCTAATTATATACAAACACGACGCGAGGCACAAGAAAATTATAACAAAGAATTGGAATTGCAGACCAAATATTCAGAGGCACAGTCTAAAGTCAGTGACATTACTGCAAAAATAGCAAATAACGAAATCACTGCGGCTGAGGGGTATGCGAAAGCTAAAGAGATATATAAAAATACAATAGGTAGTGACTATGAAAACGCAATAACAGATGAATCCGATAAGAATGCCGAAAGCGTGCTTGCTTCAATCACCGGCAGTTATAAGGTTGCGACAGGAATACTTGAAGATTATAAAAAGCAACTGGATGATTTGGACGGTTCACATCAAGAACTACATGATACAGCAGAAGAACTGTCTAACATGGAGCTTGAATTGTTAAAAATGTCAGTGGCAAATAAGGATAATGAGAGTGTGGAAAAATCATTGTCCGATATGAAAGAATTTATTTCAGCGGGCAAACTGGATATGAACAGTTATGCTCAAGCCGCGGCATTGGCAATCAATGGAGTTGATAATTTAGAGTCTGCGTGGGAAAAAGCGGCAAATGGTGACGGAACAGAATTGAATAATATAATTAACGATTATGTTCATTCAATGCAGAAGTTTGGAGCATATTCAGGTGATATTGCAACAAATGCCGCTTTACTGCAAAATGGATTTAAGACTGTAAAAGAGGCTGCCGAAAACGGTAAACTTGATGTTATTACCGAACAGGCAAACGAATTAGCACACAGCATGGGGCTGATTCCGGAGAATAAGCGTATAGTCATAGATGCCGACGGGAACATTTCGGTAGTAAAGGAACTTCAACAGGCTGTAGATGATGTAAATACGAAAGGTGACGTAAAACTGCAAGTCGGTGCAGAGGGTGATATATCTGTATTAGATACAGCTGATGAAAAATTAAAAGAACTTGTCAAAAATGACGAAGTTCAGATTAAATTTAATGTCGATACAGGCGGTTTTGATATTAACGATTTGAATGGTAATAAGTTGGGTGAAATCACTGCAACGGGTAAAGTTATATGGACTAACGACAGCACAGAACCCGACAACTATACGGCACCACCCAAAGAGGGCAATGTTACATTTAAGAAGAATAGTGCAGAACCTGACGGCTATCAACCCGAAGACAAATTTGCGACAGTCCATTATACTGTTTCTGTTGAGGGTTCGTCTATAGAGGGACTAAGCGATAAAAATGTTCCGGCGGCCAAGTTTGGCAGTACGGGAATGTTCGTAAAAAAAGCCAGAAAAGCCAAAGGTACACAAAACTTCGAGGGCGGTTTGGCAATGGTTAATGATGAAAAGGGTATATCTGACCCGAGAGAATTAATCGTTGACAAAGGACGTGCATTTATACCGCAGGGCAAGGACGTGTTGTTGCCGTTGTCAAAGGGTGCAAAGGTGTACACAGCATCACAAACCAAAGCGATAATGAACGGTATGGGTATACCGCATTACGCAACAGGAAAAGACAATTCGGACGCGTTTACATCAGCCAAGGACGATTGGACGCACTACACCAAAACGCACGCAGTAACGACCGCACAAGAATTAGAGAAGTGGTTAGAATTTCAAGAGAAATTCAAGTCGAACGACAAGGATATTGCCGACATAGAGGAACAAATATTCAGTTTGACACAGAAACGCACGCAGGAGTTAAACAACCTGTCAAAGTCGTACATTGAAGAACGTGCGGCACTGAATGACTGGGACGACAACGGCGACACACCGCTTGACGCATTTACCCGTATTCGTGACCGCAATATGGCGGAAGTCGAGGCAGGACGTATGACGTGGGAGGACTATACGACAGAAATGTCAAGTATAGGTTCAACGTTATACGAGAATATGACCGAATACAGTCGCGATTGGTTGGAACACCAAGAAAAATACAACGGTATGAGTGCCGCCGATTATATCGCAGGTATCGGCAGAATACAGACGTACACCGAACAAATGTACGCACAGGGTATAATCAGCCACAAAGAATATGTAGAGGCAAAAAACAAGCTGAATGATGAGTATTTGGACAAGCGTAAAGAACAAATTGAGAAAGAGTACGACATATCAAAAAACTACATCAGCGAGCATACATATTTTAACGACTGGCAAGATAACGGCGACAGTCCGCTTGATGCATACAACCGCGTTATGGACAGGCACCGTGAGGAATTGGCGAACGGCGAGTTGACACAGGACGAGTTCGACAAGTATCAAAGTGAATTAGGTTCGGATATGTATTCGGAGCGTGTGGAGCAGTCAAAGAACTGGTTGGAAGAACAACGCAAGTATTACGGTATGACTGATGAAGAATATATCGCCGGTTTAAAACGTATTCAGCAGTATACACAGGAATACTATGATTTGGGGTTAATCAGTCGCAAAGAATACAACGAGAATATGACCGAACTAAATCACGATATGTTCGACCAAGCGGGCGAATCGTTTGACGATATGCTACAGCAACAGCAGGACTACATCAACAAACTGCGTGATGAATTTTCTGCACAGGAACAGGCCCTACAGGACAGTTGGACGGTAGAGGACCGCAAGGCTGATATGTCCGAAACACAGGCACAGTTGGATATTTACGCAAATGCAGTAACAGACAGAGGACAGCAGAAGTACAAAGAACTGCAAGAGCAGATGAAACAACTGCAACGTGACGAGGAATTGTATCAGTTGCAAGTCAAAAACAATGCCACTATTGAAAAACTGGAGGCGGAGTATGACGCATTGGAAAACAGCAAGGCCGATTTCATCAAGTCCATTGCAACCAACATTGACAGTATAGACGTGACGGGTATTGTGGCGGATATAACACAGGAAGTCAGCGGTGGTAATGACAAGATAACCAAGACGTTAAGTGAGATTATAGACGCAATTAAGGGCATTAAGATTGAACAGCAGAACTATAACAACAACAGTAAAATCACAATCAATACGACTGACAGCGCCGTTTTGGGTAGCTATGTATAACGTGCGGAGGTAGAAAATGCGAAACGGATTTTATTTTAAAAACAAACATTCAAACGATTTCGGCGTGACTGTACAAACGCAGTCACGTCCGATTAAACCGGAAATGAAAATACAGACATATGACAGCCCGTATATAGACGGTGAATATGATTTTTCAACGGCAAATGCGTACAACCGTGAATTTTATAAAAACCGCGTATTTAAAATGAATTTGCAAATATCGGCGGCGGATTTGTCGGAATTAAATAACAAAATAACAAAAATAACAACGTGGTTAATGGGACGCGGTGAGTTGATATTTGACGACACACCCAATGTCAAATGGAATGCGTCGGTTATTGAAACAATAGATTACAAACCCGAAAACTACGGACACAAAGCGGTCATTTCGGTGTCGTTCAAGGTGCAGACGTGGGCGGCGTTGGTATTTGATATTTTTGACGGTCCGATATTGGATAGCCAAAATATCAAATTAGATGATGAAATACCAATCGGACCGAATGAATATTACACGATTACAACGGCAGGCGACAGTACAATACATAACACAGGCGACCGCCCTGTCAGACCTGTTTTGCGTGTTACAAACGTCACAAAACCTACAACGATAACCTGTAACGGTATCAGTGTTACGGTGTCGGAAAACTGCGTTATTGACTGCGACAAACAGTCGGTAACAGACGTAAACGGCAACAGTATTATGAAAAAAATCAAAGGTAGTTTTTTTGAACTGGAAACAGGGGCAAATACAATAAATTTATCCACGACGGCAACGGTTGAATTTTCATTCTATCCGCAGTACGTTTGGAATACAGAAACGGAGGATATATACAAATGGGACAGATAACATTTATGCGATTGCACGACAGATATACAGACAGTTTTGAAACAGGTGAGGTACTGAACAACGCATATAACGTCAAAGAAACAAGGATATTGAACGATACGGGAAGTATTGAATTTGACTATCCATACGACGAAAAGGCGCGTCTAATCAGTCAAAATATGTTGGTTAGTGTAAACGGTCATATATACGAAATCAGCCGAACAACACGAAATACAAACGGTACAGACACATTGCACGTTTACGGTACACCGCATTTCGTATATGAGGCGCAGAAAGCATTTATACCGACAATCGGTGATAATATCGGTAAAAGTTCAAGATATGTTCTAAAACAAGCGATTGATATTATATCAGAATTTAAAAAGTATGTCGGGGAAAGGTGCATTTTTCACATAATGACAGAGGCAGAGCTTACCGCCAAAGGAATGAAGTGGGTAGCAGATGACAAACTGTTAATTGATTTTTTCTCAACGGATAAAACTAATTTGTGGGACGTTATAAAAACGATAATAGAAAATTTGGGACGTGGCGAAATATATCATGAAACAGGCATTGACAGCAGTAACAACGTTGTATGTAACATAGCCATTGTTGAACGTATAGGTAAGGATAACGGTGTAAGACTGCGTTTAGAAAAGAATATGCAAAGCATATCAATAGAACGCAACGTAAGCGATATGATAACGCGTTTATGGGCGTTCGGAAGTGACGATTTAACAGTCAGCAGTGTAAACGGCGGCAAAGCATATATAGACAGTCCAAACATTGAAAAATACGGTGTGCAAGAGGGGTACAAAGATTACAGCGACTATACGTCAGCGGAAAAGCTGTTGAGAAATGCTAAATGGGAGTTTGACGATAAAAACGAAGATAGAATAGATGCACCGCAGTTGACAATCAGCGGTAAATTGATTGACCTATCAAAATTAGCTGAATACGGTGCGGCGGAAAAGTTGGAAATAGGCGATACGGTACACGTATTTGACATAGACGGTACGGAATATGTGCAGAGGGTAATTGAGTATCAGGCATATCCGTTGGAGCCGAAAGAGAGCAATATATCAATCGGGCATATCAGACGTGATTTTTTTATCGGACTATGGCAGACAGAACAGGCAACAAAGAAACATGCAAAGTGGCAGACAGCGAACAACAGTGTAAATATCCGAAAAGTACAAGGAACGGTGAACACAGACCGAAACGAGGTGCAGTCGGACAATAAGCTGTTGAAGATTGTCGGCGATTTGCTATATATCGAAGATAATAAGGGCAGACGTCGTATAAATCTCGGCAATATGGACGGTAAATTTGTTTTTGAGTTGTTCAATCAGTTGGAAAAGAAAACAATCAAAATGGACGAGGACGGTAATGTAACGATAACGGGTATATTTGCGACGGGTACAGATACAGAAGCAAGAACTGTTATAGATAAAAACGGTATCCAAAGTTACGACGCTGACGGTAATAAGTACGGATTGTGGTGTAATGCACCAAGCAGTAATGGTCGAAGATATGCCGATTTAATATTGTATTATAACGGAAAAGTGGTTTTCCAAGTATATAACAGTATCAGTGAAGCATATATACAATTACAGGGAAATACTATCTTATATGGTGGCAACGGAGCAACACATGGTGTAGGGCAGTGGAAGTTTGAGCAAGGAGCAAACGGAACATTTCAAACCGCAGACGGAAAAACTGTAACAGTTTCGGGAGGACTTATAACGGGAATTTCATAAAAGTATTTACAAAAATCTTCCTTTGTGGTACAATTTGGGTATCAAAAGGGAGGTTTTTATTATGAAAAATATCAAGAGTTTTATATGCGGTATGCTTGTTATGGGTGTTATATCGTGCGTGGGAGCATATGCGACTGACGTATGGCAAAATATAAATGTTTTACCGAACACAATAAAAGTTGTTGTAGACGGTAAAGAAGTACAAGCCGATAATTTCTTGTACAATGATACAACATACTTGCCGATAAGGGCGGTAAGTGAAGCATTGGGAAAAGATGTACAGTATGATACACAAACAAGCACCGCCACAATATCAGAAAAGAAAGAAGTTGATAACATGGCAGTAGCAAGTAAATATACACCACCGGCAGAATATATAAACAACGACCTTTATATAGTTCAAAAAGACGGAGTGTATTATGTGTCATTAGGTTTTATATGGGATATGACAGAAAATACAGATTGTAAGC